GGATAGCGACCGGCGGGTCCGCCGGATGAAGTCAGAGAGAACCCGCTTATGGACCGAACGGTCCGCGGGTAAGTGGTCCTCGTCATAGGTCAGCGTGACGAAAACCGAGAAGTCGTGCATCTGGGCCTCGTGCATAAGTCGCACGGCCCATTGTCGCGATCGCTCCAAACGACACCCGATGCATTTACCGCAAGGAAGCTCCAGACGGGCCTTAGACGAGATGGAAGGGGAGAAGAGTACCTTCCCCCCTTTCCCGTCCCAATAGCCCCGCAGAGGGCTAAAGCAGGGCATTTACAGACGGATGCCACCGCGCATCGGGTTCGACGTCCCGAGGTTTTTCTTGTGGGTCAGGACCGCGCCCTTCGTGAAGTTGCGGCGGGATTGGCCTTTGGACATCTTGAACCGTTTCATTGTGAACCCTTTCTTTAGGAAAAACAGTTAGTTGGACGTCGTAGAACAGGGAAAAAACGATTACGAGAAGCAGTTTAGTCATGTTTTGTCCCAGTTGGCAAATCTATATCGAGTAAGGGATTTGCCTTAAGCGGCGGGCGCCGCCGGGTCCGCGACAGGTGCCGGAGCGTCTAAGGGCTTGGTTACTAAGCCCAATTTAATAGCCTCCTCGCGGTTTGATTCATCCGCGAGGAAAGCGAGAATCTGTGCCGGATCGTTGGCGAAGCGATCCCGCACAGCGGAGGGAAGAGTCATGAAAGCCTCACGGCTTTGAGTGACGATCTGCATAGCATTTTGGAAGTCGATGTCCGACACATCGAGGAATTGCGCCTCGCGGCGGTTGACGAAGTCGAGAGTGCCGGTAGCAGCGTAGCGGGCCATGATGCGGTTGATATCGCATTCGTCCTTGAACGATTGCTTGGTTTTGCTGACGCCGGAAGAGTGAAGAACAACGGGAGCGCGATAGCTATAGGCATGGCGCACGGTAGGAATTGTTGCCCTATCGTTTTCAACGATTTCAGTTTTAGGAGATTTAGTCATTTTTTGTCCTCAGTAGGTTTGGCCTTGCCAGCGATGCTAGACGGCCTTACCAGTTACGGGCACGCAAGATTGCTAACTTGAGTAGGGGAAAATCGGTTTAGCAGTGAAGAGGTTTAGCGACGATTACCGCGCCATGCACCACGAGCAGCTTCAGCAGCGCCCCGTTGAGCAGCAGCAGCACGAGCAGAGGCAGTAGCGGCGCCAGCATAGCCGCCAGCAGCGGCAGCACCGGCACCGATAATGGTCCCGATCTCGCGAACATACGGGGTAACGACTTGTTTCCACCAGTCACCCTGACGGATCGCGTTATTGAGAGCCTCAGGAATTTCCAGCCCGCGAAGCGTGGCTTGAGCAGCGATATGACGAGCCTCTGCAGCAGCAGTAAGAATGCGATCGTTGAGCGTGGCGAGATCGTATTTAGCCGCAAGAGCGCGAATCTGGCTTTCGCTCATAGCGGTATGGACCTCCCAGCCTTTGATCTGGATGTCCTTCTTGATGGATTCGACTTCCTGAAAGAGTTTCTCCTGTTGAAGAGGGAACGCCGTCATGTTTTGACGGATTTGGGCAGTAGTAGCTTGAGCTTGACCAGCAGACGAAGTGAAGAGCCCGGTTTGAGCCTCGATGCGAGCTGGTTCCAGAGCGAGGTTAGAAGTTTCCACATCCGTTTTGCGGGTTTGAGCCTTGAGCAGCTCGACCTCAGAAAGAGTGCGCATAGCAGCCACCGCATTAGCTTGCCATTGCGGATTTTGTTGTTGAGCTTGGAAGGTAGAGCCAGAAGGCGTAGTAGCGCCGCCACGAGTAGCAGACAGAATCGGATTAAGACCTGCAGCCTTCAAGTCAGCGACCTCACGTTGATGCGCTGTATTGCTCATGCGTTCTTGCCATTGCATTTGATAGAGCGCGTTAAGACGGTTTTGATCGTTGGCCGAGCGAGCCGAATTACGACCGATGATCGCGTTAGCAGCACCCAGCACGAAGTTACCGATGGGACCCATCATTGACCCGAAATCCATAGCCGGCGCAGCTTGCCCAGAAGGGATTTGCGGGAGAGTACCGAGCGACGGCATAGAGAAGTCAGCGTCATTGCCGTTCATCGAGGAAGAACCCCAGATAGACATATAGCCTCCAAAGGGGACCGGAATGTCCGGTCCCCCACCAGGTTGTTAGAAGTGATCAATAAGACCAGGTACGCCGTAAACCGGCATCGGACGCGCAGCCTTGAACTTAAAGAAACAGTCAAGGATGAAATGCGGTTCAGACGGGACAGCTACCACCCGATCAATAGGCGGATTCTCCTGAATAAAGTTGGCGTCCAAAACAACATTCGACGGGAGGACTTGAGACAGGTGCCACGCGTCGAGCGACTGAGGATCGCTAGAGCGGAGCTTTCCGGTGATGCGCGAGGGCTTGTAACGGTATTCAGCATAACGCTCCTGATAGCCCCAGACCTCATCATCAGCAGAGGTGCCAGAGCAGACGATTTCACGTTTATTGACGGCCTGCTCCCCAATCATGGCGAGGGCGGGCCAGTAGAAATCGAACCGAGTAGAACGCGACCACATCCGATCGAGGCCTTGTTGATAGGTAAGGTCCGCACGGACACACGCTAGACCGATAACAACGCAATGCTCAGTGAACGAGTGAGTGAAGCCGTGACCGTGAGCGGTGACAGTACCCATAGCAGCGAGGTTGCCTTGAGGCGTCGGCGTGTAGCCGTTAGTGCCAGCAGTCCCAGAGGTTTGCGGGATCGGCGAAATATTGACAGGAGTCGAGCCGGTAGAGAGCAGCTCGGGACGCTGCAGACGAAAGTCAGGACTGGTGACGCCGAAGTGAGCCTTAAGCAGCTCGACGTAGCGCGTACCACCACGGGCGTCGCGCTCGTAGATTTTTTGAATCTGGAACGCTTGGCGAAGCGAGTTGATAGTGGCAGCGGTAGCCGCGGAAAGATCGGCTTGCAAGCCGGTATTGTTGCCCCAGACCACATCGGCAGAGCCTGCAGTAAAGCCAGTTGCAGTAAGACCGACCGAGTTAGTGCCGAGCATATTGCCGTTGGTCGCACCAGCACCACTGATTTTAGGGTTAGTGCCATCGGTGACAACAGGAGCGAACCCCCCGATAGGAATAGTGACACCGGGGCCTTTTTGGGGCCAAGGGAGTGCCGAAGTAAAGTAGTCATGACGCTTACCACGACGCAGCAGAGTGTAGTCAGTCGGCGAATCAGGACCATCACCCTTGTTAACGACTACGGAATCCTGCAGGTTTTGATCTCGGAACCATTCGTTCCAAATGAGGTTATATGCGCGATGCCAAAGCGCAGAATGAGTGAAGCCAGCAACACCCACAGGCAGACCAAAGTAATCTTCCAGAGAACTACCAGAGTAACCACCAGTAGGGGCGACCATTTTCGGGATCGTAAAATCGGTAGAGTCATCCGGGTTGTCCTGCGCGCCATTGAAGCGCTCCCAATTGTTCCAGAGAAGGCGCAGCGGCACAGCGAAGAAGAACGTGTCGAGGAACATGTTGTCCATGATGGGATAAATCGGCGTATTCAACCGGCCGAAGAGAGTCCCACGGAGATTGAACGTATCGCCCGGCAAAGCCTCATCGACGAAGATCGGAACGAGCAGCCCAGCATTCATCGTCGTTTTATAGCCATGAGAGCGGTCAAAGGTAGAGCGCGGAATTTCCGCGCGAGGCACCTGCGAGAACTGGTGCCGCATTACAGACGGGTTGCGGTGCATTTGTTACCTCCTAGGAAAGACGTTGAGCGACGGCAGGATCGACTAGTTGGGTAGCGGGAAGATCATCACCCGCTTGCGCTTGTTGAGCACTCATGAGTTGCAGAGGGCGCTCGAGATTTTCGAAGCGGCCAGTGTTGTCATCATAGGTGCCGAGCTTGTACAGACCATAGTCCCGCGGGAACTTGTAGAGCAGCGACTCAGGATCGCGAGCAGCGGCCATAAAGGCGCGGAGAGCGAGAACGTCAGATTGTTGGAAGAAAGGCGCAGCGAACGCCTCAGCTTTTTCATCGTAGACAGCAAGCACAGCATGGATCATGCGAGGTCCCTTTTACGGAGGTGGAATTTAGCCTTGGCGACAGCAGCCTTGGCAGTTAATCGAGGCGTATTGCCTTCCTCGAAATTTTTGTGAGCGCGACCAACACGCGCCAGCCGAACCGATTCGGCTTTTTCGGGGTCAACGACGGCCAGCCGCTTGTCGTAGTAGCGGGGAGGTTTGGCCGCGAAGCCGTTGGCTATTACTTGATCAGACGGGTATACATCGGCGCCGAATTTTTCAAACCAAGTGGCGCCAATGCCGGGACGGCGAGACATGAGAGCGAACTCCGGCTTGAGCTCGAAAATCTCGCCAGTGAGTGGGTCTATCCGGCGGTAGTGGTCCGCCGCTTTTGGTCCCGATATTTTCTTAACGCAATATCCAGCAACGTATTGCGCGCTATCGAACGTGACGGAACCGAAGGAAGAATGCCCAAACGGCCACAGTTTCTCCAAAGCAGGGGATCGAAATAGCGGGGGTCGTTGTTCAGTCTCAGGACGGATGCAGACAGCATCCGCGAAATGAACGCCGAAGAGAAGCGCG